AAACGCGGTTTTTTACGAAAATGATACGACTGTTACTGGTAGCTACACTATAACTACGGGTAAAAATGCGATGACCGCTGGTCCCATTACGGTTCTTAGCGGCGTCACTGTTACTGTTCCCTCCGGTTCTAGCTGGACTGTTGTCTAATGCCTATCGAAATTAACGGCACCGGCTCTATTACCGGTGTAGATAGCCTCAGCACTCCCGCTGTTACTAACGCGGCGGGTTCGGCTTCCGCTCCCAGTATTACTTTTACTGGGGACACTAATACAGGTTTATATAGTCCTGGAGCTGATCAAGTCGCTGTTACGACCGGCGGCACCGGACGTTTGTTTATTGATGCGAGTGGGAGGTTGTTAGTTGGTACGTCTACGACGTTTGCGAATGGCAACACCGATACACCCAGTGTGTTGTTTGCAGGTTCATCGCTAAATGGCGTTGGCATGTATCGCTTCAGTGCGGACAGCAACTGGACGCTTCTTTCTATTGGCAAAAGCAGGAACAGCACTGTCGGCAGTCAAACTGCCGTAGGCGGAGACGAAATTCTTGGTGCCATTTCTTTTGATGGCAGCGATGGCTCGGCGTTCAGAATGGGCGCACTTATTAGAGCTGTAAACGATCAGGCTGGAGCTTGGGCTTCCGGTGATTGCCCAACGAGGCTAGTGTTCTCCACTACTGCGGATGGAGCGAGTTCTCCGACGGAGCGTGCACGAGTTACAAACAATGGCTACTTCAAGGCAACATCCTCTGGAAGTTACACATACAGCGCAAGCGCCACACACGAGTTTGTAAATAACAGCAATGGCTCGCAACCGGTTCTTCGCTGCAGCCATACAGACGCCAGTGCCCCATTTGGCATCTACGTAAATTACACGGGCGGGTCTCCAAACAATACCAGCAACCCATTCTTCTTTGGCGGAGACACGACCACCACAAGATTTGCTGTTAATTCAAATGGTGGCATCGCCAATTATCAGTCAAACAACACTAATCTCTCAGACCGCAACGCCAAAAAGGACATCAGCCCTGCTGCTGGGACTTGGGATTGCATCAAGGAATGGGAGATCGTCAACTACCGCTACAAGGATCAACCTGACGATGCCGATTTGAATCTTGGTGTGATTGCTCAGCAGGTGGCCGAGAGCTGCCCTGAAGTCATCACCGTGTTCCAAGAGGCCACCGAAGACGAACCCGAGAAGCTCGGCATCAAAGAGCAGCAAATGTACTGGATGGCAATCAAAGCACTTCAGGAAGCCCAGGTTCGCATCGAGCAACTGGAAGCCACCAACGCTGATTTGCTTGCCCGTGTCACTGCCCTTGAGAGCGCGTAGTCCCCTTCTCCTCTCGCTCTCGTTCACCTAATGTTGTGGGGTAGCGAGTTTGCACCTCCTACCCCTGGCCACAGTTCCCTAGAAACCATGACCCACGAATACTACGCCCCAAGCGAAGGCACCTACCAGCACTACGCCTGGGCTAAAAACGGCAAAGTCCTGCTGTGCAACGACTCCGATGGTGAGTACGAGCAAGTCTTCAGCAGCCGAGAAGAGCTTCAACGCTTTGTTGATCACCTGATGGCAGCGGCTGATGAGGCTTGGGGCGACAGCTACCCAAAGGAGCTGGGTAATTTTGTTATCACCTGAGGCTCATAGTTAATGTCACTTTTATGTCCAGCGTACCTGTGCCTTACGCAGGTGCTCTGGACACAGAGCCGTGCCCGCGTGGGAAATTTACAAACATAAAAAAAGCTCGGTCGAGAAACCGAGCTGGAATTAGTAGTGAAGGTGACTACTGGGCTTCGTCTTGCTCTTCGCCAACATCCTCCTGATTGCTCAGGTCGAGGCTGGCTTCGCAGTATTCCTTCCAGGCTTCGGAATCAGACATAGAAGTGAGTAGGACTACGAGAGCTGGGCTTTAACTGCAGCCATTTCCGTTTCCAGTTGCTCAATCCGCTCCATCGCTTCCTGCAACGCCTTCACTGCTTTCATGTAGAGCACCGAATAATTAATGGTCTTGGTGACTTCGTTGTTAGCTTCAAAAATGTCAGTAACAAGACCAGGAGAAACCAGTTCGGTTTCTTGCGCAATAAGGCCAATTTGGCGGTGAGTCTGTTGTCCAGTCTCTTCTTTGAAGTTGTAATTGCGGACGCGAAGGTTCTTGATGTCATTCCATTGTGAGCTGGCGTCAACAATGTTTTCTTTTAGCTTAATGTCCGAAAGAGATCCGTAGGAGTTGTTGGAGTTAGTAATGTTTCCGTCAGAGTTGATCTTAATTCGGATTGTGCCATTTGTTGCAGCACTGCCTCTGTAACCTTTAAAGAACGCGCCTGGACTTATAGCAAGAGCGTCTCGGTAATAGGCAAGGATGCACGAATTTGCTGTTCCTTCATTTGCCGAGTTGGCTTGCCTTGCCATTAGGCTGGCAGATTGATCCGCTATTGCATCGCTATTGACATTGACAATTCTTTCTCCTGTAACAACTCTTGCGCTTGTGACGCCTTGAGCACTTGTGTCTCCAATAAACGCATCACCAGCCTGCGTAATCCTCATCCGCTCCGTCGGGCTGCTCGCTCCGTCGGCGGTAGTGGAGAACACTAATCTCGACGGATAGTCATTCGTTCCGGTCGCCCCGTCTGCTTCACAACCTATAACTGCATAGTTGGATCCTACGTTGTCTCCGAAAATTATGTATCCCATTGCAGCGCCTGCTGTAAGGCCGCTGCTAGAAGTGTCTCTTTGAATTAAGATAATTCCCGGCTGGCCACTAGAGAAACTATTGCCTTGGAAGACAGCTCTTGCTGAACCAGTGCTAGAAGACGTGCCAACTAACAACCTGCCGGAGCTGTCGATGCGGGCTGCTTGCGTAACGCCAGCATCGCCATACCAAAAAACGTGTGCGTTAGCTCGATAGTTTTGCGTAAGCCATCCTGTACCAGGGGTAAGCGAACTGATACTTGTTGAGCTGCTATCTGTATCAATAGAAAACCCTAAGCCGCTTGATGTCCCCGCATCACCATTCGATACAACAAGAAAGTTGCTATTCCATGCAGTTGGCGCGCCAGTATTGTTGCTAACTCGGACTACGCATTTGCCAGCAGGACTCGTAGTGCCAATCCCTACAAGCCCTGCCGAGGTGACAACGAGTTTGTCGGAGTAGCTACTGCCTGGCGTCTGAATTGAGAAAACACCGTTCGTGTTTCCGATGAATGTCTGACTAGCCGAGTCCTTCAGCGCGATAAAGGTGCCGGTTGTACTTGTGCGCTCAAATACTGCAGGTGTCCCCGCTGTGCCGGATACGTGAAGGATATTGCTAGGGCTACTAGTCCCCAGACCTAAGCGGCCACTGGAGTCGATGAACAACCGCCCCGTGCCGTTAGTCGAGATGGCTACTTGATCTGCGCCAGGGGAGTAGATGCCGGTGTTAGCGTCACCGGTTACGTAAATCGACGGCGCAGACGCAGATCCGGCTTGAATAGCCACATTGCCGGAAGCATCGAGAGCCAGGTTAGTGTTGGCTGAATCAGGGCTCTTGAGATTGTAAGTATTCAGGGTGCTCATAATCTGCGAGCCTTAATCGCTGGGAACTAGGTAGCGGCTTGCGTGTTAGCGCAGTCCGCGGGGCTACTTATAACTTTAGCAACGCTTACCGATTTAATCGCTGGTCTTTTTAGAGCACTATCCGCTAATCTAGGAAAACAGCTATTCCAGCCCCGTGGCAACCACTTTCACTTGGCACATCGCTCAACTCGAGCGCAAGACCGACGACGGTTTTGTTTTCACTGCACACTATACAATCGACGCTAAAGACGACACGTATAGCTCTGGCGCATACGGCAGTATCGGGTTCGAGCATCCGGAAAATCTGATTCCTTATGCTGATCTAACTGAGGAGCTCTGCATTCAGTGGGTGCAGGAAGCTCTGGGTGCTGAAAAAGTAACTGAGATTGAAGCGGCCCTTCAGACTCAGCTGGACCAGCAGCGCCATCCCACGACTGCCGCCGGTGTTCCCTGGGCGAGCGCCCCTGTTTCCTGACAACCCGGACCGTTGTACTGCTAGTCGGGTCTCGGTTCGCCGCGCGACTTGGGTTGCGAAGTCTTGAGATTGCCTTAAAAGCCGACGCTGCTCCGTCGAACCGAGCCTCGGGCTAGTAGCTTCAACAAGCCCTTGACCGGCTCTAGACAAGGGCCGACCTTTCTTCGTGTCTAGTTATCTGTTCAGCAATCGGCCTGACCGCGAGGTTTATTTGAGTCTCGCTAATAGACCTCGCAAGCGAGATGCGACAAGTCAATACCGCGGGGTTTCAAAAAACACAAACCCGAACAAACCCTTTCGTGCGGCACTAAAGCACAAAGGGCGGAATTATTACCTTGGGTCTTATAAGACTGAGCTTGAAGCCGCAAAGGCGTACAACAAAGCCGCACTGCGGATCGTGGGAGAGTACGCTGTGATCAACGATCTGTCAGACGCTACAGATCGCTAAAAACAACAACATGTTTAACGAGCAACGGTGTCCCAAGTGCAACGAGTACGGGTTTGCGACCCAAGAATCGCGCAAAACACGTGAAGCTACCCGGCGCCGTCGGGTTTGTTCGAGCTGTGACTACCGGCAAACGACCTACGAGGTGTCTCAGGTTTGGTATCGCGAGGCTCAGAAAAATCGTGACATTGTCTCGAAACTGGAAGAAGTTATGGGTCTGCATTCCCAAGGAGGAGCAGACAAAACTAAATCTTTTAAAGCGTTCTGTTCGATGTGTACTTTTATGACCGACCGCGGGTGCTCCTTTGGTTTCCCTGAAGCCGGTGGGGATTTTGCGACAGAATGCAGTCAATACACCCCCTCGGAACATGGCTGACATCGCGAAATGTGCCAGCGGGGAAACTTGTCCTCTGCGCACACGGTGCTACCGTTACCTTGTTACGCCGGGATCTCGTCAGAGTTACGCGTACTTTCCCGAAATCGGGTCGAAGTGTACTTATTTTATTCCTGACAACAGTGAGCTTGAAGTTTCCGATCGGAACCCACGTGGGCAAGAAAAAGCCCTCCGCCAATCTGTCGCTGCCGAATAAGCATGGTGTTGTTATCGGACACGGCGAACGCCGTAATGCGAAAGGTGCGATCATGCGTTTCTACATTGTCGAGACTACGCACTCGTCCCGTCCTGAAGAGTGGGCTCCTGGGATTACTTATCCCTTGGACGCTGATATCAAAGACAACGTTGCATTCGTTTGAACGTGTCCTGGGATCATCGCTTTTTAGACCTTGCGAAGAGCCTCGCAGCATGGAGCAAGGATCCATCGACGCCTGTCGGCGCTGTGGCGGTGCGAGATCGCCGCATCTTAGGAACTGGATACAACGGCTTTCCCCACGGTATTGCCGACCTTCCAGGCCGCCTGTCGAATAGGAACGAGAAGCTCCTGCGCACTGTGCACGCAGAGGCCAACATCGTTGCTCACGCGGCACGTAATGGAGTCGCTTTGGATGGTGCCACGGTTTATGTCTGGCCTTTTCTACCTTGCAGCAACTGCTGCACGCTGTTGATTCAAGCCGGAATCGAACGCGTGGTTGCTCCGGATTTTCCAATTCCGGACCGCTGGGCTGAGAGTTTTAAAATGTCTCAGTCCATGTTTGACGAAGCTAAAGTTGATTTGACCCTTTTAGAGGTGTCTTAATGGAACTCGTTGGAGATCCGCTGAGTCTATTTATAAAATTCTCTATTTTATATATTTGCGCTTGCGTTTTGTTATTCTGGGTTGCTTCTAAAATTCTTCCGTAGATCCGTGCACTGCGACGTACATATTGTCGTACGGACGGATCTCGGCCACGTTGTAACCCAAGCCCCGCAGGTGATCGAACAATTGTTTTTTCTGCGGGGCGAACCAATCGTCGTTGTTAGCTTCGAAGATGATCGGCGGGTAGTCGCTGCGTTTTAGGGTTAGGGCGGCGCCCCGCAGTGCGGCCAGCTCGTTGCCCTCGATGTCCAGCTTGATCAGGCCGACATCTTCGATATGGTAGTTATCTAAGTTCATGGCCTCCACCCGCTCCGTGTGCAGCACAGGCTCACGAGGGATTAGCAGGGTTGAGCCGCCTCCATCCTCGGACACGACCGATAGGGTCACGGTTTGATGCGCGTGGACCTTATCTGTGATGGCGGTGTGCTTGGGGATGATGTTGGTTTTTTCGTTAATGAAGATGTTGCCGCACAGTTGGTAGAACGTGCGACGTTGTGCTTCGAATGCGAGAACTTCTTTGAAGTGATCTGCAAGCAGGATGGAGTAGCTGCCCATGTGGGCGCCACAGTCGATGAAAACCTTGGTTTTGTCGGCGAACCGTTTGGCCCAGTCAATCAGGTGACGCTCAGGGATTCCGACGTTGTGCATCTGGCAGCGCCCCGAGTCGTCGTCGTGCATCAAAAATGCGACGGACGGGGTGGGCACAATCAGCGATTCTTTCGGACCCCAGAGATAAGTAGTCACGAGCTCGGACTGAGTGTTAACATAGTAGCAGCTTTAGGCTGATTTTGGATACGACCGCGCCCGCTATACCCGTTATCGGTACGGCTTGTGTTAACGCACCACATTGGGTGTACAGGTTGTTCTACAGCATTGATTATCCTGTTGAGACGTTTGTAGTCTTCAACAACAATGGACGCGACCAGATTACTGAGCAACTCGATTTGCTTAAGAGCGTCCCTCATCGGTATGTTAAGAAGGTAGTCGTGTGTCACCTCCCAGCAAACCTCGGGTGTTCCGGAGCGTGGAACCTGATCATCAAGTCGTACATGACGGCGCCTTACTGGATGATCGTCAACCACGATCTTATGTTTACGCCTGGTTTCCTGAAGGCGGCGGTTGCGCATGCGGAGGACGGGGACACCGGGATTGTGCATGGCGAGAACGGCAGCTGGGACTTCTTCCTGATTAAGGATTGGGTTGTTCAACAGTTTGGTCTGTTTGATGAGAATTTATATCCTGCGTACTGTGAAGATATGGACTACGGGATGCGGTTCAAACACAAAGAGTTAAAACGTGCAATGTCCGTCGGGGTGCCGTATTACCACGGTGAGACGGCTGGGGATTATCTGGACGGATCGCAAACCTGGCGCAGCGAACCTGAGCTCGCGCAGGGTATTCACCGGGCGCATGAGCTTAACAAGCAGTATCTCCACGCCAAATGGTCTCCAGCGTGGCAGCACCATATCGAAGGCGATGTATACAAGACTCCTTTTAATAACCCAAGCATTCCCTTGGATTTCACGACGTACGATCTACATTTTGTCCGCCAGAAAAATTTGGGTTTTTAGTGATGGAGTTTCCGTGCACTGGTTGCGGCGGGTGTTGCCGCTTGTTAGGGGGAATTTTAAAGAGTCCGGAAACACAGGAAAATTACGTTATGCGATTGGCTGCGGAGACTTTTCCTTACAAAACTGATTCTTCGGGAGCTTGTGAGAAGTTGGTCGACGGTAAGTGCAGTGTGTATGAGGATAGACCTTTACTGTGTAACGTTAAAGAATTAGGAGCGGCAATGCGGGTCAACGAAACTCAGTGGTTTAAAGCGAACGCGTTGGCCTGCAACCGAATCATCGATTTGTTGAACTTAGACCCTAGTTACAAAATTACAGATTTTTAATTAAACTTATGGATCACCATGTTGTTAGGGAGATGCCTTTTTATTCCTCTCATACAACTGAGGGTTCTCTCGTAAACACCCTCCGAGAAATCTTAGACAGACGTCAGATAACGTCTTTTAAGCTGAGCAAATTATCTGATCTATCTCCTACTACAACACGTAAGATATATTACGACCAGTATTACATTCCGTCTCCGGATGTTCTAGAGAGAATTTGTTTAAGTCTGAATGTTCAACCTGGCGAGATCTTGAAGATTTCGCCTAAACTGGAGTCAACAGTAGCAATGGTGTTAGGTTCCGGTGTTCTCCCCTCAGGATTATGAATTAGCTGCTCGTCTGCTCGGGCTTCCGGTTCCTAAAACCCCTGCCGAGTGCGCAGCCGCGGCTCCGATGACTGCAGCTGTGCTGCGTTCTTATTACAAAGCGCCTGCTCCGATGCCGGGGTTCGAAGGCGACGGCATTAACACTTCTGCGACCCGATCTCTCAATCCGCAGCCCCGCGTGGCTCAACCCGAAGCTAGGGATCAGCTGACGCACCGCCTCACAGCCGGGGTTGTTTCTGATGAGGATGAAGGTGAGATCGAACGGCTTATCGAATTGCTGATCGGTGACCCTGAGATGCGGGGCATGTTTATGCAGTTCGTGCAGCAGATGATGGCACAAGCCGATGAGGGCGGTGAGTACCTTAGCCGTCAACGTCCTCTTGAATACGATATTCCGAATTACGGCGGTCAGTATTCCGTGCTGAACGCGCCTTCCAGCTCCACTATCCCCGCTTCTGTGCGTTACCAGGAGCTCGGGTGATGAACAGTATCGAGCATCGTCTTCGGGAGAATGATGTCCGGAATGATGCTCCGGACCTAAATCCGGCTGAGTTTCTGAATCTTTATCTTGCGTCTAATTTTCCACAGACGACGGCTTTTCTTTCGGAAGAGCAACGTCTTCGTGGGGAACAAATGCAAGCGAAGGACGATACAGTAAACTACATGAAGAAGCCTCCATCCGGGACTTCTTTTGATCGACCGGATCGCTACTAATGTCTCGGTACAGTTACGTTCCTGCTGGTCCCGGACAGCCTTTAGTTCAAGTTCCTTCTTTTGCAGCTCAAACTATGGCCGCTCCTGTCGCTGCCGCCGCTGCCCCCGCCGCCGCCGCGGGTAGTGCAGTCTTGGAAGGAATTATTGCTAACCTTGTCGCGAACGTAGCCGCCCAGGGCGCCGAGAAAGTTTTATTTAATCCCGCCAGTAATGCGCTCGGACCGTCTTCCCTGCAGGCTGATACTGCGTTAGGCCGAAGCACTTACTTCACTTCTCCTGCTCAACAGTTAGAAGCTGAAAAATACTTAGCTAGCGAGCGTCTCAAACGTAACCTTTTGGGCCTTATCCCAGGTCTAAAAGAAATCTTGCCTCCCGTCCCCACGCGGGAGGAGATCGTGGGCGGCTTCCGTGACGGTGAGTTCACCGGTCAAGCCGCTTTAACCGAGGCGCAGGCTCGAAGTCTGACCGCCCGAGAGATTGAAAAGATTCGCGCCGAACGGGAGTTTGAACTTCAAGCTCGCTTAGCCGAGGCACAAGCAAGCATTCAGCGCGAGAAAATTCGAGCGTTGTCTGAAGCGCAGTCAAAAGTTGAATCTCAGAAGGTTCAATCATTAGGTGAGGTACAGAGTCAGCGCTTGCAGTCTCAGTACGGAGCTGCGTCTAATCTGCTCGATTCTGCCATTAAAAACATTGCCTTCCGCGATAGAATCGAATCAGCAGACACCCTGACCGAGTTAGCGAGGGCAGTTTAATGGTCGACATTCGGGGTGGACTTAGGCTAGCGGGGTTGACAAACCCTCTGCTGTTCGGACCAGCTGCCTTAGCGGCTGAGGTAGCTTACGATAGGTATCCAGCAGAAACGAAAACAAGAGATAACTTAGAAAGGCAAATAGGGTCTGTTCTGTCTTACCTGAACGAACAGCCTTACAAGATTTACGCTGGCGAAGATTATGGCCCGCAGTCCGTGGGCAGCTACTTAAAACTCAGGCAGAGTGATCCCGACCGCTTTCCGCGGCCGTCTGGCTTAAAGCCTCCTAAAGCAAAAACTCCTTCGACTCCTGCTGCTCGTCCGCCTTCTAGTCCTGATTGGCAAACTGGCGGAGGGGCTCCCGGCGGTTCGCTGCCTGATACCACTACCGACTGGGGAACCGCTCAGGACGTCGAAACTGGCAACTTCCCCGCGGACGTTAAGACTCCGGGTAAAGAACCAGGGTTCGAAGAGTTAGTTAAGCTCCTCGAAACTCAGATGTCTCCCGAAGCTCGTCGGGAAGCGACAAACGAGGCTATTCGTCAGTTTGTAACAACATCTGCTATTAGCCAAGCTCTAGGAGCCGAAAAATCTCGCGAACGGTATAAGCGGGAGATCGAGCTTGAGCGCATAAAATCTTGGACCGATATGTACAAGACGGCACAGCAAACTAACGTGCTTTCTCAAGCAATGTTGGGGCAGGCTCTGATTGCTTCTCAGCAACCCAGCGCGAACGTAGCCGACATTCTCAGTAAAGGCACCCAATCCGCCCAGTCTGTGCTTGGCGGTTTTCAGTTGAGGACTTGATATGGCGGCCCCTTTAGCTGGTTTAGCCGGCGTCGGCAGTTTTCTCGGCAATGTCGGAGGTGCGGCTGCGGGCATCGGCAGTTTGGTCGGTGCACTCGGTGGCGGAGGCGGACAACCCGATTACGCCTCCTTGTACGCACAGCTAGCGCCTGGTCAGACTCAGCTGACGACTCAGCAGTATCTGATGGGGGCTCAGCTGCAGCCCTGGATCCAGGCGATGGGCGCCGAAACCACTATCCGTGGCCAGACGGCTTACGATCAATTTAAAAACAGCCTAACTAAAGACCAAACTGCAGCCGGCATGCTCGCCGGTATTTCGTCCCAGTATGCCAGTAGTGCGATTGGTCTGCAGGATTTAGCGGCTAAGGGTCGTTTGGCTGCTGAAACTCTCGGTCTCGAAACCGCCGGAAATTTGGCTCAGACCTATGCGACTGCTGCGGCGAACTTAGCTAACACTACGTTAACCGGAGAGGCTCAAGCTTTGCTCCCTACCGCACAAGCCGTGGCCTCTGCGGGTCAAACTGCCCAGCAAGGCAAGAACCAACTAGCTTCTAACATTGCTTCGACGAATTTAGACATTCGTCAACAGCAAGAGCAGACTCGTAACCAAATGGCTTTACAGCGTGCTCAGATTGAAGGTCAACTGGCTCTTCGTCGCGAAGCTCGCGGAGCTGCTTTGGCAGGTCAAGCCGCTTTCGCCTGATGCTTACGAAAATTGGAGACCCGTCCACCGTCGCTGGGTGGCTGGACTCACTCGACAAATCGCAGAAAGATGCTTTCATCTTTTATGCCAAAAATGCTACCAGCGATATCGAAGCTTATCTGTATGCCCGGTTCCTCAAGCCGGGTTACGCAGGCAGCATCTCTGATCTGACCGCGTGGGTCCAAGAGAAATACCCCAAAGAAGATCTCAGGAAAATCCTGTTAACCGAAATCGACGGTTTGCAGATGGACTTGCAAAACGTGCGCGGCATGACCTTGAACGGCATGCTCGATTACGCCACAGCAGCAACTAAGGTTTCTGCGTTACAGAAAGAACTCCGTTCTCACATTCAAGCAGTTCGCGCAATTTCTGAC